TTTGGTTTCTCAGATCCTCGTTGTATCTTCGGCTCACCAGGAGCGTAAATCCATATGCCTTATGGAACCACTTGGGGCGGCTTTTGTCGCCCCTTTTTTATTTAACAAGGAGAAAGTAAATGGGTGATAAACAGACATATAAAGATTCTTTATCAAGACCAGGAAGAGGTGTTGCTGGACTAGGAAAAGAAAGTAATCTTTCTTATAATGCAGTAAAAGGTACAAAGTATGATGAAATAGATGTAGATATGTCCTCAATGCCAAAATTTATGAGAAAACTTTTGTCTTTATTACCTTCTCCATACAAAAAAATAGGATACGATAACGGTAAAAAGGTAAAAAGAAAATATAAAAACGGTGGCGCAGTAAGTTCTGGGCGCGGTGGAAAATTTAAAGGACATTTTTAACAAGGAGAAAGTAAATGGACTGGATTAAAGGAAGATTAAAAGAACCTTCAAGCTACGGAGCTGCAGCTGTTGTAGGTGTTGGGTTAGGTATTTTATTAACAATGCCAATATTAACTTGGGCAGGTATTATCTGTGCTATATTCGGATTGGTACTTAAAGAAAAATCAAGCGAGTGAGGGTATAAGTTACCCTCTTTCTTTTTGTTAAAAGGTGGTGTATCGTAAAGATACCTTGACAGTCACATCCCGTGACTGACTCTAGCCACGACAAGGAGATAACATGGCTAATACAACATTTAACGGACCAGTCCGTTCTGAAAATGGATTTAATGATATATCCATTGCAGACTCAACAGGTACAGTAACAACTAACTCTACCTTTTCTAACAACACTAGCATTGGCGGTACTCTTGCAGTAACGGAATCAATTACTGGCAAACGGGCTGTTAATACGGATTTCAACGCGGCGAGTGCAAAAACAGAGACATTGACAGCGGCGCAATCAGGAACTTTGTTTTTGATTAATGGTGCGGCAGCCAACATTGTTAATCTTCCCGCGTTGTCTACAGACAACGTAGGCGTAACGTATGACTTTCAGCTAACTGTCGCTGTTGGTGGAAGTGTAACGACCACCTTTGTTTTACCGGGAAGTGCCGTTTCTAATTTCCAAGGTATGCTTTCACTCGTAGCAGGAACCGCTGCAAACGCCGTTAGCGATGTTGCTGGAGATACATTAACCTTTCCTAACTCAACAGTGGCTAACGCCCGTGTTTCAATGACATGTGTTGCTGATGACGGAACTAACTCCACTTGGATGGCAACTGCTCTATCCACTCCTATTGCTACGATAAGTTAATTAATCTGGCGGGGTTAACGCCCCGCCTATATTTTAAAGGAGATTAAAATGGCAGGATCAGACGTAACCGCAGTCATCGTTAGCGACGAAGTAGCTCTTGATGCAGACGGTATTTCAACAGCGGCATCGGTTGGTAACAACGCGGCTCTAACAATTGGCGGTGCTTTAGCTTCTGGTGGAAGCGTTACAAACGCCTCTGGAAGACAGGTAACAATTTTATCAGCGGGTAACGACAGCGGAATTTCTTTCACTGTAGTTGGCACAGATGTCAATGGATCAGCTTTAAGTGAGACTGTTACTGGAGCAAATGCTGGAACAGCAACAAGTTCAGGTTACTTTAAGACAATTACGAGTATTACAGCTGTTGGTAATCCAGCAGGTAATGTGTCAGCGGGTATTAACGCCAATGCAGCGGATGTAATTTTTGCGGGCCGTACCCGGTTGCAAGGGTTTTCTTTTTATTCTGGCGGAACCGCTGGAAAAGCAAATCTGCGAAACGGTGGTGTTACGGGAACAGAAATCATACAGTTTCGTTCAATTGGAACTGACAACGCCTCTGACGACCCGTTTATGCCAGATGAGGGCGTTCTGTTCAAAGATGGTTGCTTCGTTACATTTATTGTTCCGCAATTTGATTTGATGATGTTCTACCACGCATAGGGGTTAAGATGGCTTCTAAAGGAGAAATGCCGAAGCGTAATAAAAAGAATTTTCGTCCCACTAAAAGTGGTGCGGGAATGACTAAAGCTGGCGTTAAGGCTTATAGAAGAAAGAACCCTGGTAGCAAGTTAAAGACGGCTGTTACTGGTAAGGTGAAGGCAGGCAGTAAGGACGCAAAAAGACGTAAGTCATATTGTGCTCGATCTGCGGGGCAAATGAAAAAGTTTCCAAAAGCGGCTAAAGATCCAAACAGCCGTTTAAGGCAAGCTAGAAAGCGGTGGAAATGTCGTTAATGTTAAAACAAATATTTTCTAGTGTCATTGTTGTTTTTATTACAGGTGTAATGTCTTGGATGTGCTTCACCCTGATTTCTCTTGATAAAACAAGCGAATTGACTTCTTTTAAAGTGTCTGAGAACCATCGAATGATCACACCTTTGTGGGAAGATTTTATTAGAAGGAAAATATCTAATGACTATGGCTCGGTCTCAAATGGCGAAACAGATTACAAAATCACCATCGCGAAGGAAGAAAAATGAAAGAGTTTCTAAAAAAACTGCTAAGTATCTTTCAAAAACAAAAACCCGTGGTAGAAAGAAAGGCTAGATCTGATAAAGGAAAGCCTAGAAAGTCTAAGAAAAAGAAAGGTAAAGTCTGATGGCAACTTCAGGTTCAACAGATTTTCAATTAGATGTTTCCGACATTATAGAAGAAGCTTATGAGCGTTGCGGAATAGAAATCCGCACTGGTTATGAAGCCAAGACAGCTAGAAGATCTTTAAATATCTTGTTTGCTGAATGGGCTAACCGGGGCCTTAATCTTTGGACGGTAAAGTTTGCTTCTCAAACAGTTGCGTCTGGAGTAATAGAATACCCTCTTGGTACTATAACAATGACAATAGGGGCATCTACTAGCTTCACTGTAGGGGAAACTATTACTGGCGGAACAAGCGGAGCTACAGCTTTCATTTTAACAAAACCATCTAGTACAACCGTAACCATATCTGTCCCAACGGCAACTTTTACCGCAGCAGAAACTATTACTGGCGGAACAAGTGCTGCAACAACTACTGTGACCTCTTCACCTTCTTTAGAAGACGCTCAAGCTGTAGGGGATTTATTAGACGTTGTTATTAGACGAGACAACTCAGATATAACTATTAACTCTATTTCTAGAGGTGAATATCTAAATATTCCTAATAAGTCTACTACTGGAAGACCTACTCAATACTATTTTGCAAGATCAATTACTCCAACGGTTAGTGTTTGGCCTACACCAGAAAACAGTACAGATGAACTTAGATACTATTTTGTTAAACGCATTGAAGACGCTGACGCATTGGTAAATACTACTGACCTACCTTATAGATTTTATCCCTGTATGATTGCTGGATTGGCATACTATCTTTCTGTTAAGAAAGCTCCAGATCGTGTACAGATTTTAAAAGCTCTATATGAAGAAGAGTTCTTACGAGCGGCACAAGAAGATGAGGAAGCGGTATCGCTTAAACTACAACCTAGTATTAGTTATTTGAGGGTATAATGGCGGATTACACTAAAAATTTTAAGGTAGACCCAAACGACCCATATTTACAACCTAGAGCTGCCCTAACTACTAGTCAAAAAGCACAAATGTTGTTAAACCAAGAATTTGCAAAAACAAGAAGAAACAATACTAGTAACAATTTAGCCCCTAATAATCGCACAAGAGTGAATATTAATCCTTCTTTAAAGGTTACATCTGGTGGCCCAGGACATCAATTAATTTCAGGGGGAGTACAAACACAAGTTACTTCTCCAAAAGGGTTAAGTGCAGGAGCAACTATGGGTGGGAATCGAGAAACATTAAAAGTTCCTGGAAGAACTCTTAGTAGAGGCGGATTTGGTGTAAACTCGTTTGGAGTTGGGTTTCAAAAGGGGGGTTTTCAAAGTGGGGCTACTTTAGACCCAAAGTCAGGAAAAGTTCTTAATGCTGGTTTCAAAGTAACTAAATATTTTTAAGTAGAGGATAAGATGGGTCGATACGCTTCAGATGCAAATGCTTACGGGATATCAGACCGCTCTGGTTTTAGATATCGTTTAAGAGACATGCGTAAAGAGTGGAATGGATTTCTTGTTGGGGAAGATGAGTACGAACCCAAGCATCCGCAATTGACCCCTTCTAAAGCACCAGCAGACCCTGAAGCTTTAAAAAACCCCCGACCAGAACAAAACCTAGTAGCACAAAGAAATATTCAATGGGGGTTTAACCCTGTAGGGGGTAGCACTGATAATGGTATTAATCCTCCTAATAATCTGGTAGCTATAGGTTCAATAGGAGAAGTTGAGGTACAAACATAATGAGCTATACATTTACAACTTTAAGAGAAGCCGTTCAAGATTACACTCAAAATGAAGAGACATCTTTTGTTGCAAACATGGGTATGTTTGTAGAGTTGGCTGAAGAAAGAGTATTAAAGTCGGTACAACTAAACGAGTTTCAAAAAAACGCTGCGGGAACAATGGCTAGTGGTAATCAATTTTTAAATGTTCCATCTGACTTTTTAGCTCCTTTTTCTCTAAGCATTACAAGTAGTAGTAGCTATGTCTTCTTAATGTTTAAGGATTTAGATTATGTACAAACGTACAATCCTAATCCAGCTACGATAGGTGTTCCTAAGTATTACGCTCAGTTTGACGTTAACAACTTACTTATAGGTCCTACTCCTGATGCGGCTTACACAACAACATTGAGTTACTTTTATCGACCAGCTAGTTTGACAGAAAGTTTGCTTGTGTTAACCGTTGGTGCAACTGGAAGCTTTACAAACGGTGAGACGATTACTGGTGGTACAAGTGGCGTAGTTTCTACTATTAAGTCTATTCCAAGCTCAACTACACTATCTATACTAGTTCCTTCTGGTACTTTTACAGACGGTGAGACGATTACTGGGACAACTAGTGGAGCAACAACTACTGTAACTTCTACAGGGGCGGATACAACTGTTAGTTGGACGAGCGAAAACGCAGAGATAGCGTTGTTATATGGAACATTGATTGAGGCGAGCACATACATGAAGGGGGAACAAGACGTCATGGCTATGTATAATTCTAGGTTTGGAGAAGCAATATCAAGGTTAAAGAATTTTGGAGAAGCAGAAGAAGTGTCAGATGAATACCGAACGGGACAGATTAGAAGGCAGAAAAGTTAATGTTAACAAATCCACTTAGCATGTCTAATGATTTCTCGGTTACGGTAGAAACTACAGATAATAGAGGCTTTACTCCAGAAGAGGTAGCAGTTCGTTGCGTTAATAGAATAATAGGTATTTCTGAAAACGCTCCACCTGCTATTAGAGACCAAGCTTACGCTTACAGAGAACAACTAGAAGCAATAGTTGCTAATTATATGCACCAGGCTATTAAAAGTGATAGAACTACTGTATATAATGCAATTAAAGATTCTGGAAACCTAAAACTAGCAGAATATATAAGGAGAATGTAATGGCTTTTAGTGGAAATTTTTTATGTACCTCGTTTAAAAAGGAGTTAATGGAAGCAAAACATAACTTCTTAGCTTCCGGGGGCAACACGTTTAATATTGCAATGTACACCAACAGCGCAAGTTTTACAGCGGCTACTACTGCATATACAAGTAGTAACGAAATAAGTGGAACAAACTACAGTGCTAAAGGACAAGCACTTGGGAACGTTAATCCAACAACAAGTTCAACAACAGCGTTTACTGACTTTGCGGATGAAGTGTTTTCCAACGTAACTATATCGTCTGTTCGAGGAGCTTTGATCTTTAACGACAGTGCTTCTGGAGACCCAACGGTCTGTGTTTTAGACTTTGGTGCAGATAAAGCGGCAAGTTCTGGCGACTTTACGATTGTTTTCCCAACAGCTGATGCGAGTAATGCGATAATTAGGATAGCCTAATGTCGATCAACAATGTAGCAGCATTCCAAGGGTGGAACAGCTCTATTCAGGGTTGGAATACTGGAACATGGAATACTAATGTTGCCTTCCCGGTAACTGCTACAACTGCTATTACTGGCGTTGCCACCACTGGAGACGGTGTGATTGGCGTTACTGGCACCAGTGCTACTGGTGGCGTTGGTTCTGTAACCGTTACAGGAATAGCAAATGTTTCTGTTACTGGCGTTGCTGGTACAGCAGCGTTAGGTAGTTTCTTTGTTACCAATACTATGGTGACAATGACGGGTTCTATTGGCTCTGTTACAATAACAGGTACAGCAAATATAGATGTTGAAATGACAGGAATGACTGGTTCTGTAGGTTCTTTAAGGGCCACGTGGGGAGAGGTTGTGCCAGCGGAAGTTACAAGTTATACTGCAATTACCCCTTCTCAAATTCCAAGCTGGGAAACAATAGAATACACCACAATAGGAGCATAGGAATTAAAAATGGCTAGTACATACGTTAACAACCTCAGACTAGAAGAAATAGGTTCAGGCGAACAATCTGGTACGTGGGGCGATACAACAAACACAAATTTAGAATTAATAGGTCAAGCAGTTGCTTGGGGAACCAGAGCGATTGCAAATGCCTCGACTGACAATATTACAATTGCAGACGGTGCGGCGGACGCAGACAGGTGCCTTGGGTTAAAACTCACAGGCGGTGGTCAAGCGTGTACGGTAACACTTCTGCCAAATACAAGTTCTAAAACATGGATTATGTATAACGCAACCAGTTACGACCTGACCTTTACTTGCGGAAGCGGCGCAAATGTTATTATCCCTGCTGGTAATACTAAAGTTATTGCAACAGATGGCTTGGGTTCGGGCGGCGTGGTCCACGATTTACTTACAAGTTTAAATGTTGCAACAAACCTTTACGTTAAGAATGCTGGAACTGGTGACGGTAGCACTGCGAATATATACTTACAAACGGCTGAAGCAGATATTGCGGCTGACGATGTAATAGGCAAAATAAACTTCCAGGCTCCTAACGAGGGGACAGGAACAGATGCTATTCTTGTTGCGGCAGCTATACAGGCCAAATCAGAGGGTGACTTTAGTTCCACAAGCAATGCCACTAGCTTAAACTTTATGACTGGTGCATCTGAGGCGGCAACTACAAAAATGACGCTATCTTCTGGTGGCAATCTTACTGTTACTGGAATAGTTGATGTGACTGACACTACAGACGCTAGTGACGCGACAGGCGACACAGGAGCTTTACGGACTGAGGGTGGGGCTAGTATAGCTAAAAAGTTGTACGTTGGCACAGACTTAGACGTAGACGGCACGACTAACCTTGATATCGTGGACATTGATGGGGCTGTACAACTCGACGCTACGCTTACAGTAGGTGTCGATGACACAGGTTATGATGTTACATTCTTTGGTGCAACCGCTAGTAAGTATCTAGTGTGGGATGCAAGTGCAGACTCTCTCCTTATTGCTGGCACTGTAGATGTAGCTGGCACGACTAACCTTGATATTGTAGACATTGATGGTGCTGTGAATATGGCAACTACTGCGCTAGTAACAGGCGTCCTGACCACAACTGCCGCTGCTGTATTTAACGGTGGGTTTACGTCTAACGCTGATACTAATACGTTTACATCTGCAAATGCTAGTGATCCTCTTGTAATTATAAAAAATACTGCAAATGACGCATCTGGTGCTAGACTCTCTTTTCAAAAAGACAGAGGTGCAAATGCAGCAGATGGGGATGATATTGGCACAATAACATTTATTGGTGACAATAATGCTCAAGAGCAAACTAATTACGGTTCTATTGTTGTAGAAGTATCTGAATCACAGGACACAGATGAAGCTGGCAAGATGTCATTCTTTGTTGCAGAAAGCAACGGTACTGCAAGCCAGTTAACAGCAGGATTAATCATAGAAGGCGAACACGCAACAGATGGTGAGGTTGATGTAACCATTGCCGCTGGTACTGCTTCAACTACTACTGTTTCTGGTAATCTTGCTGTAACTACT